TTGGCTTAATAGGTCATTAAAATTGGCTTCATTATTAAAACCAGTTGAGTTGCCATCTTTATCGTAATTAACACCTCTAATAGAGTTTAATGCCTCTCCTGCTTCTTCTGCTTTTAACTTCATTCCATTAAGAGCGTCACGCATTTCATTTATTACATCAATGGAAAACTTCCCGCTAGCTGCCATATCTTCAATTCTAACTTCTAGTGCTAAAAAGGATGCTTCAACTTCGTCAATTACACCAAGGTCGTTTAATAGGTCTTGATAATCATCCCACAGCTTATTTTGCTTTTCTAATTCAGGGTTTAAAGCTTTTACAGCCTCTCTTTGTTTGTCATACTCCTTATTGGCCAGCTGTTTTAAGCTTGGGAATTGTTTTAAATAATCAGCTTCTGCCTGGTTGATTAAAGCAATTTTTTCAGCTTCAGTACCATATTCTTGAATAAGTCTGATTTCTTCACGTGCTAAATCTTCTTGCTGCTTTTTGAGCTCAACTTTTGTTTCGTATTGCTTTGTTTCTTTGATTAAAGATTTTGTTCTTTTGTCTATTTCAGCTCTTAATAACTTATCAGTCGTGAGGCTTTTTTTAGTAGCTGCTTCATCTTTGATTATTTGTATTGTAGATTTACCAAAGGCTGCATTTTTAGCCGTGATTTTGGCTAATTGCTTTTCGCTTGATTCGAGCCAATCATTTATATTTTTTGTATTTTCTTGGGTTTGCTGGGCGAGTAATTGTTCGTTGGTGATAATGCCTGGTAATATCACGCCATATTGCTCAAGGCTTGCGCCTAGTTCTTTATATGCACCGCTAATTGAGCCTACTGCTGTTGAAATAGCACTACCATTGGCATCAATATAATTCCTTATATCTTCAATTCCTTTTTTAGCTAACTCAGCCGCTCGTAATGATTCGTTCGCTAATTGTTGTTCTTGCAGTTCTGTGCCTGATAGAGTTCCACGTTGAACGCCAAATATGTTTTCGCTTGGCTTAATATTATTTAATTCTGCTCTTAATTCCCTTATTCTTGTAATTTGATGTTCAATAGCAGAATCAAGCTCCAAAATAGCTTCAAGTGGCTTGTTGTCTATCGCCGAGCCAAACGCATTCCTTAAAGCTTCGCCAGCTTCATCTGAGGTATGTGTTAATTCTTCAATTCTTTCTGAACTAAGCTCCATTGATCCAGATAATTCATAGAGTCCAAAAGCTGCTAAAGCAATCAATCCAGCTGGACCACCCAAAAGAGCCATAGAGCCTCTAAGTGCCTTTGATGCTATGCCCATTGATGTAGTGCTAACTATTGCTTTTCTAGTTGCAAGGTCATATACAACAGTTGCAGCAGCAGCTTGTTTTAAGCTTGCAGCAACTCCCAAAACTCCACCTATTCCTTTGTATAATGCAAAAACAGTAATTGCTTTTCCAGTTGTATCGAGTATACCTTCTAAATTATCCCCAAGGAACTTAATCGACCCAGCAAGTTTTCCAGTTACATCGATTGAGCCGTCTATATCTTTGGCATAAAGAGCAAAATTTGTTCTTAGATCCCCGAGTGCTTTTTCTACAGTTAATGGTAACTGTCCAAATTCTGCTGAAATTTTAGCTGACTGATTGAGTAATGCCGTTGTTAGAATCTCTGTTGTTAATTCACCATTAAAAGCCATTTCTCTTAATTGGCCAGATGTTTTACCTAAATCATCCTTTAGTGCTTGCATGATTCGGGAGCCGCTTTCATTAACTGAGTTGAATTCCTCACCTCGCAATGCACCAGCTGCTAGTCCTTGGCTTAGTTGGGTAATAACACTTGATGTTTCGGCGGCAGTTGCGCCAGATACACCCATGGCCTGATTGATAGTTTCTGTAATCTGTAATACGCTTTTTTGTGCGACTTTTTGACCAGCTAACGCGCGTTCTAACCTTGTGTATAGATCAACTGTTGTCCCAATGGCTGTATGGGTTTCTAGGGCTATTCGAGTGGTTTCTTCTGATGCTGTGTTGAAACTAGCTTGGGAATCAGTTACCAGGTTAATTCTAGCATCTAATAACTTCATTTCATCGGCTATTCTAATCGTGTCTTTTGCAAGTTTTATCGCAAAACCAACTGATGCCAATCTTACTAACTCATCACGCATTCCTCTGGCAGCTTCTCTTGCGGCACTGGTACCAGTTTCGGCTTTTTTCATACCTGATGAAACTTTGTCACCCGCTTTTTTGCCAGACTCACCTACGCCTTTTAGGGACTCTTCTAGTTTTTCAACTTCAAGCCTAACCTTTCCAGTCTTACCATCTATTCGTAGTACAACTTTTAAATCTTGCATAATATAAGGTGGGTGGTTCGCCTGCTAATAATGCAAGGAGTCATTTTCATTAAGAGGCTTGCCACCCATAAACTCCTATGCATTTAATTTGTTTAAAGTTATGGTTTCCATATATGAAACCTTATTTAAAACCTCGATTTTTTGCTTCTTTTTTACATTGTAAATATCCATAATCGCAAGCAGTTCGTTTCTGTCAAAACCTTTGTAGAAACTACCATTCATAGTTACTTCAATTTGCATTTTTAACTGTCTAAATATTTCTATTGGTTGCCAGTTTTCAGGTAGTACATTTAACTCAACTGTGTTCTCATCGATCCAGTCTTGAATCTCTTCTTCTGTCTTACCGAAAAAGCGCATGTCTTCAATGGCTCTTTCGGTAACATTAGAAGTTTTGAGTAGCTCTAACGACGCTTCCTTGAGTTTTTTCTTCCTAATCCATCCACTTCATCAACGTATTTTTTCAATATAGCAGTGGAGCAAGGTGTGTCATTAAGTACAGCTTGTTTAATCTCTTCTGAGCTTATATCAACACTGCCATCGATCTCAACATCATGAACCGACTTAACTACTCGATTAAGCAATGCGTAAACACCACCATCTTCAACTAGCTCTTCTCTTTCGTCTTGGGGGATTTTCTCAAAAGTAACTTTGATAGAACCATCTTTCGCCCCTGGTTGATGAATATTTACTGATGCTGAAAATTCAGCTGTCTTTTTTAAAACTAACATTATTATTGACTCCTATAGTCTATTAAGTAAGTATGTAAGCGTACTCATCATCAGTACCGCTTGGTGTTGGATGTGGAATTACATCCATTGAAATTTCCGTTATGCCAGCACCACCTTCTGTAGTGGTTGGAGTTCCGATTTGAGCGTTTGGCATTGTGTGTCTAACAATACTTCCTGCAACAGTTCCTGTTTCCCAATAAACAATCCCACCGCCTTCTGACTCCCATAGGGTATAGGCATTAAACAATGCCAATGTCTCAAGCGAACCTGTCAAGCTTGCGCTTGGCTGTCTATTTGAATTAATGATTGTATTTGATTTGGTTGTCTCGTAATTTTCATTAGTGTTATTTTGATCAAAACTGTATGTACGGCCATGAACCTCTACACCATGGACAAAACAAACTGAATTTGGCTCTGAGTCAAGGACGGGAGGCTCAAATGCTGAAAAATCTAAAGACCCTGCAATATTTCCATCGACAGGGCTTGTATAAATACCAACCATGGTAACCTGTACCTTCCTAACTTCCCCAATTTTTGAATCTTCTTTGATTGATCCTTTACAGCCTAAAATTGTATAAATTATGCCGTTTTGTTCATACTTGAAAGTAAGCGTACTTGTGCCGGTTGATGTTGGCAAGTATTGATAATCAGTTGTGGCCGTTCCTACGCCTAAATGACCACAAGCCAACATAATAGGATCATAAGCTGGAGGTGTTCCCGCGGCTAAGTTTGCGGCACCTGCACCAGTTAAATACATAGAAAAAGTTATATCATATCGCTTGTTAACATAACTGACCTTGTCATTGACAAACCCTGCACTATTTGGCGTTTGCGTGACTGTGTCACTGGAAGGATTACAAGTCCAGTCAAACACTTCCATAGAATCAGCAACAGTAGTTGGCAATGAGTCAACACCTTCTGTAGCTTCGATTTTAGCTACTATTTTTTGAATATTTGCTTTATTAAAGGCCATTATTTACTCTCCTTCTTTTTATTTGGTTTTGTTGCTTCGCCAACACCTACAATTTCACCTGTTAGAGGATCTCTTTTGTAGCTGTGAAATTTTCGAGCATCCAATTTAGATGTGTCTATTGGCGATAATACTTTCTTTTCTGCCACTGGTTTTGTTTCTTCTACTGGTTTTGTTTTTGCCATTTCTCTATACCTTTAAATATCGTGTGTCGTAAGTTATTGCCCAAATTAATAATCCTTTGTGCATTGCTATCCTTTTGCTTTGCCTAAAAAATACTGGCTCGTCTGAATCAGGTGGTGTCCATTTAAGTAATGCTTTGTCCACTAAATCCACAATTTCTTTTATACTCTTGGTTGCTTTGCCGCCTAGTGCATCACCGTAGTCTCTTGCTATTATTACTATGTCAACACCTGCTGTAACAAATGAGCCACTGCCACCACTGGTGTGTAAATTTTTGCCTTTTTCATCCCTTGGGATGACATGCAAAGAAGGTGTTGCTTTTGCTGCATTAGCTAATACCGATTTGACATCAGCTGAAAATCCAACACTCTTAACTTCACAATCTAATTCATCAATTAATCTTTGCTGCCACAATCTATAATCAAGCATTAAAAACCAGCCATAGTTTCTTCAGTAAATTGACGATCACTTGATGAAAATTTAATTGAGCCACCACTTGTAGTGCCCCCAATTGAAATCAAAGCACCATTTGCATCAGTTAATACTGCTCTGCCAGCTGATAGATCTTTTAACCAGGTTATTGACTGCTTATATCTAAATTCAACTTCATCAGTTGCCATGTCTTTATGTAATCTAAAACGCGCAATATCACAGCATGTACGGATAAGATTATCCGATGGTGAAGCAATAGGGATTGCGTATTTAGAACCTAGATATGAATCAATTTCACTAGATGCTTCACTTAATGCACCTTCAACAACATCAACATCATTAGAGCCATCATCATCGCGGTCAGAGAGTTGGTTTATCTCTTCTGACCCGAATCTAGTTTCTAAATCTGTTAATGTTGCGTATGACATTATTATTTATTTTTACCCTTGCTTTTGACTTCAAAATAACCTCTATCTTTTAGGTCTGCTTCAACATCTTTTGGTAATCCGCCTTTGTATGGACCTGCAGGATAAAGTTTTCCGCTGTGCTTTATTGGATTTAATAAATTCATTGCCTACTCCTAAACTGCCGCAACGGCATCTGTGATTAAATAACCCGTATCAGGTGCTGTCATGACTGGAACTCTTGAATCAGAAACATTCCAGTACCAAGTATGTTTTCTTCCATCCCATTGCTTCTTGTAAGTTTTTGGATAGCCTTTTAACTGATAGTTATAACCGAATGATTTATATTCTTTTGATTCACCTTTGCTAACAACCGATGCCAAAACAACATCTCGACCCCAGAACTTTTGGAAGGTGCCAGTTGAGTCTTTCCATGTAGCTTTGGATACTGCTATACGATCAACATCAAAATACCTTTCGAGCATTGAGCGATTTAATGTAACTTCTGAAATACCAAGACCTTTAGCCCATGCAATAATTGTTGGGTGGTGTAGTAATACACGTTCAGTTAAATCAGACACTCCTATGACATTGACAACTTCACCTGTTGTATCTGCGATTCTATATTTTGCAGTGTTTACATCTGCCAATGGATCAGAATTCACATAATCAGACCATTGACTAGTGCCTGACAAAGTAACTTTGTTTGATGCACCATAGTTTGCTGGGTTTGTCGCTAAATCTTGTTTCATTTTTTCACGATTTAGATCCATTTTTGCCATAACGTTATGAACTTTTGGAATAACTAAGTCAACTGAAACAGCTTTAGCTTCTTCGCCATCTTCAACTGCTAATTCGCATGATAAGCCGTGATCAACTAGATTAAAGTTAGTTGCGCTATAAGCAATATCAACAGCTTTAAAAACTGCACCAGGTGCGCGCTCAGTTGGAACAATCATAAATGCTTCATCACCCCACATTTTGATCCTTCCTGATCTTGACATAACAGGAACATCTGGAAATAATGCTTCTCCAACTTCATAAACGTTGTCACGTCTTTTTTGTGATACGTTAGTTAAAACAGGGTCAACACCCAAGCGTATTTGATCATGATTCATTGGCATGATATTTTCTCCTAGTTAGGTAATTGAAAGATTTCGATTTTGTCGCCATCGGCAGATGCAGCTTGCATACAACGCCCGACCTTGACACCAGCAGAGAATGTAACAACCTTGCCGTCAGTACCTACTTCAACATAGGCATCTAAAGCGATTGCAGCTCCTGCGGTTACTATTTTTGTACCCAAAGTTGATACGGCAATATTGTCACCAATTGCTGCATCTCTTGTGGTTACACCAAAACAACTAGCCGCAGCTGTTGCGTATGTTCCATCCTGATCAACACATCTATCAGCTTCTAAAACTGCTGTAGCTTTGACGGTTAACGGAAATAAAATTGCTTCTTGAGTCATACTGTAATCTCCATCTTGCTTGCAGCTTCGGTGAAGCTGATATCGTTTTTATCTGCATATGCTTGAATCTTTGCAGTTTGGTTTAATTTGTCAGCTGGGCTTTCGTACCCATCTTCATTCTTTGATTTTTCACTTAAATCAATGCCAGCTTTTTGACTGGTGATTGATTCTTTGTACATTTCCAAAGGGTTTGTTTTTTCTTCAGCGAATACAATTTCACTTACTGGTAAACTAGTCATGATTTGCACATGCATAGCTTTAGTGGCTGGAAGGATTTTGCCATCCTTAATAGCCTGATCACAAAAGTCGTTAATATCTTTAACTCTTGTCTGCTCAATACCATCTGAAATGGTCTTTTTTAAGTCCTTAACTTCTGTTTCAAGACTCGTGACTTGCTTGTTTGCTGCTGATAAATCAGTTTGCAACTGTGCAAGTTGTGCGGTTTCTTCTGGTGTCATTTCTGTATCCTCTGGATTTTGATTTGATTCGGTGAATAATGGATCTACTTGTGATTTGATATTGTTTTGTTCGGTTTCACGCCTTGTGGCAGATTCTTTGATTGAGTCTATTTCCCAACTGCGAACAACTTTGTCAGCATCTTCTATAGAGAATTTGTCGATTAAGAACTCTCTTAATTTTCCAAATATTCCTGCAGTAGTTTTGTCAGTCCATGTACTTTCTGAAAATGTTATGTCTGATAATTCAATTTCTGTAAAGCCAGACTCATCAGCACTAAATGCTAGTGTTTTAAGTCCAGGAACAGCTGGAGCTGCAGCACCTAAAAATCCAACGTGTCGAATGTATTGTTTACCTGGTACTGGATTTGATGTTGAATCAGGGTCGTATATAGAAAGACTTATCTTTTTGTAAAGCCCTTCATTAACTGCTTTTGATAGATTCTCATGAACTTTTTTAGAGAATCCTATTAACTTATTGCCTACAACAGAAAAAGAATCAGCCCAACCAAGTGCAGGATCGTTATCTTTAGGGTGACCAGCGACTAATGGAGAAGGGGAGTTTACTGCATCATAGCTTTCAGACAATTCATTAAGGTCTGATTGACTGATGACAACCTTTCTACCATTAGCATCGATAAATGTACCTGTGCGTAGTACTTCGAATTGGTATTGTTTGTTTTTCTTCTTTGGCATGATGTGCAAAATACCAAAGAGTCATTCCACTTTTTAGGCATAAAGCGGAACGGAGATGATTATTTTTAATTTTGTGTTATAATTTAAAACCTTAATAAAATAATCGCAAAAAACATGAAGTTAAAAATATTATTTGTTGCTACAATTTTCTTAATTTATTTCTCATCGTCTTACTCGTTCGCTAGTTTGTCAAAATCAGCTTTCACCCAATGTCATGGTAGCTTGCATTCAGCAATTATAGAAAGTCGCAAAAACATGCATGATCGAAGTATTAGCGGACTCAAAGATGCAAATGAGAAATTCGACAAAGCTGCTAAAATATGTACCGCATATAGTCAGATAGCCAAATAATCACTAATCATTTCTTCAATGTCTTGTGCGTCTTGAGGCGAAAACCCGATAAAAGGCCTTTCTTCTAAACCACCTGAACGGTCTGAGTAGTCATCAACACCAAATTGATGCGCGGCACCATAAACTTTATTAGTTCCAATCTGTGCTGACGTTGAGTCAAAGTCAGTAACAATGCTTGATGCTAGGTTGCCAACCTCTTGAAGTATCTTAATAGGTGTATGCCCTTTGCGTTTTCTGGCTTTTACAGTAGCTGGCAATAATCCAGCCCATCCTGCACCAGTTGTAGGATCATATTCACCCTGAAAGGCATCTTCTGTAATATCTGCAAGTAATCCAGCAATATCTTTAAATAATGGCGTTGGATCTGCTATCTTTTGATGGATCAGATTTAGTCCTTTAAGGGCATGAGTTGAGTCTACTGATATTTTCATGATATAATAC